TTAAACTTCTTGTTCACTATTATCCTTTTTTAAGCTCATCAATAAGATCGAAATATTGTAGAATTCCAGTTATAACCTCGTCTTTTATAGATTGATTTTCTTTGATTGGACTAATGAACTTGATCACCTCTTCTAGCTTAATCTTAACCACAGCGTCAGTAGAAGTCTCTTTAAGTTCAGTTAGCTCTGTCTTAATCTGCTCTAATTGGCTATTAAGATAAAGCTTAAGGTTCTTCGTATCTGAAATGTTAGTAATATACTCTTTCAGTACGTCTTTTTGTCTTTCAGACATTCCTTGGTATTTGTTGTTAAACTTCTCAACCAATATCTTGTAGGCAAGTAGACGAATCTCCTTGTCTTCTTTCATAAACTCTTCTACTATAGATTTAGGAGCTCTAGAGTTAGTAAGATCTTTTGCTGTTAAATGCTCAAGTAGAGTTATCTTATTTAAAATAAGCTGTTTAGTGTCGACTGATTTTGTATTCTGGCTCTCAAATATAGTATAGATAGAAGCAAAAGGCTTGTAGTTATCGACTTTAGCCTTGAAGAAATTATCTAGATCGTAAGTCTTCTTGATCTCTTTGATCAAGTTATACTTAAGTTTAGATATCTTTTCAAGGTCTAACTTCTTGTACTGCTCAACAATAGTTGAAATTAAAATCTCGGCTTTAGCCTCATTTAGCTTTGGACTAGCTGAAAAAGTGCTGTAAAGACTGTATTCTTTTCCTAATTCTGTATTGGTGAAATACTTTTTTAAGATTTTAACTGCCTTTGAATCCTGATTATTCAGAAGATCCGACGTCGTCTGTCTAACTAGCAGTTCAAATAAAATACCGGTATTACGATATTTGCTGTGTTTAATTGCCATAATTTTTTTACAAGTCGACTAGTAATAAATATCTATATATTAATCTAAACCCTCTTTAATATTGTCTTCACTTAGAAGATCTGACTCCTCAAATAGATTAACCTTTCTACCTTTTTTCTTGCTGAACATAGCATCTAACATGTTCTTGTTCTTTAAGAACTCACCCATTGTAGACTCAAGTGCTAATGGGCTACCTCCTTTATAGTTAGGCTTCATGTTATTTTCACCAGTCTCAGCGTCTTTACTATAGGCTGCGGCTCCTAGAGGATCACGACCAAAGGCAGACCCATCAGTTGAAATGATAGAAGTCTGTGTTTTAGGGCGTCCTGGTCCAGTTTGCTTCTCATCATATCCTTGTGGTACATTCAAGACAGAGTCTTCTTTTCCACCATACAAGCTAGCTATCTGGTGAGGTGTACCGTAAGCTTGGCCAGATTCTGCAGGGTCATTTCCTTCTTCTTGGATCTGTGCATATCTGAACTCACGCTTCTTGTCTTCAACGATCATGTCTTCTAGCTCAGCATATTGGTCTTCTGAGAAGTGGAAGATCTTGTCATAGATAAAGTCACGAGGAAGTAAAGATCCTTCCATGGCTTGTTTAGCAAGGTCAATCTTCTCTTTGAAAAGAGCGATTCTTTCTTGATCGTAAATAATAGACGGATTAGTTAGTGACAATGTAAAGTTGGCTGCGTTCTCGTTAGTATAGCCATGAGAGTATAAATGCACAAGTGCAATCTTAGTCAACTCACTAATGATAATACGTTGTAGTCTTTCGATAGTTCTAGCAAAACGAATGTCTTCAGCGGCAAGTGTTGCTTTGCCAGACAAATCTTTTTCGTAGCCCATAAAAGCTTTAGGTATCTTAAGTGCTGCGAACAACTTCTCACGGAAGTAAGCAACGTCTTCAATACCATTATAATCAAGGCCTTTTGCAGTATCGATCTTTGTAGAAGTATCATTTCCTCTGATAGGAATAAAGAAGTCTTCTAACAAGTTCTGCTGATTGTATTTTAAGTTATAGTTACCAGTGTTAGGGTCAATAAGAGGTGTCTTCTTCATCTTATTGATCATGCGCTGCATGTAGTTATCAACTTCACCTGGAGGAATTGCTCCTACGTTTACGTAGAATATACGACGCTCAGGTGCACGAACAATACGATGAATCAACATCGCATCTTCAATAAGTACATACTGCTTAAATAGTTTACGTGCTGGCTCAAGGTAAGATCTACCGTAAGGAAGATAGTTAACATCTCCAGTCAAACGGAAGTGGGCTATCTCATAGTTATCAAACCAAACACCACTATCACGATTTTGTTGGCTACTGTACCCTGTAGATGAAGCTAATGTTGCATTAGGATCATATTTGAATCGAACCTCTTGTGGGTTTTCTGGGTTGTATCCTTCTTCACGAATAATGTTATATGCAGAAAAAGGAATTACGTTATATACCCCGTACTTCTCAGCTATTTCCAGCTTGAGGTAGAAGTCACCGTACTTAGCCATATTACGAACCCAACTCCAAAGATTAAATTCAATATTAAGTACAGAATAAAAAAGGTTGTAGAGGAGTTTTTGAATATTCTCGTCAGAAGATCTAATTTGAAGTACTTCACCTTGCTCATTTTTAAGTGTACATTCGTCAGCTACAATGTCAAGTGCAGAACAACAGATAGCATCTGTATCCATGGCATCGTAGTCAGCATAGATTTGCACCCTTGCTGATTGATAGTTCTGTGCTAAGTTTAGGTTAACACCATACGCAGTTGATGTTGTATAAACTTTATTGAACCTATCAACTAATGAATTGGTTTGAATAACACCAGACCTTTGAATAGTGTCGGTGTCGATTACTTTTAACATGTCTCCACCTTCATTACGAATAATAACGTCTGTAGAAAACAAACGTCTTAAGGTCGAGAATAAGTTATCTTGTTTTTGTTGTTCTGCCATTTTATATTATATTAACCAAGTTAAGTCTTGTGCTTCTCCACCTTGTGGGGTATTTATGTTCATACTCCACGGGTTTTGATTGTACTGGTTGTTTGCATTATAAGCAATACTATTGTCTTGTGTTCTAGTAAAGCTGTTTAATGCAGCGTATGTCAAGCTTTCTGCTGTCTTTCTATATCTAAGGCTTGTCTCTCTTAGATAAGCTCCGATAGCAAAACTCATGACAAGGTCATCATTATAACTCTGCATCGCTTGCGCTTTGCCATTTTTCCAAATGAAGACTCTCAGTTCTTCAAGTAGCCTGATTGATCTAATCGTTGCTACTTTATTCTCTAAGAAGTCTCTCATCTTCTCTACAGCAAGAGGCCTAGTTTTCTCTGTCATTGAGAAGCCAGGCACCAATCCTGTCTGTGTATTAAACCTGTCCACATATTTAGTAAAGTCCATTGACTGGTCTTGTTTGTAACTATAGTGAACGTTTGTATAACCTCTTTCTAATATCGTTTGTATAACATCCCAACCAATGTTTGCATTTTCAACAACTAGTAGAGCGTTATTATATTCAGCGGCTGTGCTTAGTAGCACATTCGCATATTCTCTCGTATCAATTTGTGACTTGAACTCAGCAACTTGTGTTACTGTTTCAACGTCTATAACATGAAATGCAGAGTAGTCATTTCCATCTCCTCTAGCCACGTCAGCTACAACTGCATAATACTTCATAGGATCAGGATACTCCCATATCCATAAAGCTTTATCAAGACCTCTTCTTTCAATTGGCTCAGAGATCATATTCTGTTCGTAGAACGTTAGAACGTCTGGTTCTATTACGGTATTACCAGAAGTTGCAAAGTCACAATCACACTCTTGAGCCGCATTACGTTTACCTAATGTTCTATCTTGTTCGTCACGCCATGTTTGATCACGTTCTGGGTGTACGGTCCAAGGTAGAGATATAGGTAAAAACCTGTTTTGTTGTTCTTGCGCTGCTAGATAAGTTTTGTGAAACCAGTTACCTACACCATTAGGAGTAGATAATGCTATACAACCACCACCAGTCGCAAGTGTTTGTTGAGCGGCTGTGAATATCTCTTCAATTCTATCGATAAACGCAGCCTCATCTATAACTAGTAGAGATACAGCTTCAGAACGTCCAGAGTCACCGGCTGCAGAAACAGCTTTTATCTGTGAACCATTCGCAAGCTTTAAGCTCAACCTATTATCTTCAGACGTTCCTATCTTAAGCCAAGTTGGTAAGTTCTGATAAGCAAATCTTACCTTTGTTACCATGTTCTTGGCAGTATCTTGCTTAGTAGCAATAACAAGAACATTCTTATCTTTGTTGAACAACATCAACCATAATGAATAAGCAGACACAAGAGTAGAGATACCTAACTGTCTCGACTTATTGATTATAGAATAGTCGTGCTTTTGAAACAGTTTTAAAACCTTCTCTTGAAACGGATAAAGATTAAAGAATTGTCTACCTTTTAAAGGGTGCTGGATCATATAGTACTTCTTCATGAAGTAAACGGGATCCGTTGCACATTTGACAAACTCCTCTTTAATCTTCTCTTTTATGCTCTGTTGTTCAGACATATCTTACTTTATGAGTATGCCAGCGGCTAAGCCTGCAACTCCGATTATAACCTTTTCAAACTTACCCATCTTGAGCTTCCAGTTCTTCTTACTAACTTCTTTCTTCAAACCATCGATTTGTATCTGATAGTTCTTAGCTTGCTCAACACGGTCTTTATCAATAGCGATATAGTTGTCTTCTTTCTTTCTTAGATCAATGATAATCTTGTCTTTGTTCTTAACTAGAGTGTCTAGACCTAAGATAGTGCTGTCTTGAAATTTAATTACCTCTTTACTAATACCAAGCTGTTTAACATCAACAACAATCTGCTTAGATACTTCTAAAGGAAGATGAGTTGTATCTTCACTTAAGCTAGCAAATTGTACTGGGTATTGAAACATAAAGAAGCTGTCTACTTGTGTAGGTGTGTACACTAATGCTTTTTCAGCGTCTTTAAGATCATCTTTTAGAATTGCTACTTTATCTTTTAGACCATCAACACGATCAGTTAAGTATGTGTTAGTCTCTTCAAGATACTGTATACCAGCTTCTAGACTGTCGTTCTCTTGTTTGATAGAATCGATTCTATTTTCTAGAGAGTCGATCTTGTGTTCGTATGGTTTAGTATCAAACTCTGGGCTACAGCCTTTTTGAATGAATATCCACCACAAAGCTATAATAGCAATAGCTATAAAGCCTATCTTAGTCCATTGGTTCTTCATCTGTGTCAGTTTCAGGTGTTTCAAGTTGTTGAATCTGCTGCTTTAATAGCTTGAGTTGATCTGGCATGTTACCTACTTCTTTCTTGTAGGCAGCCACATCTTTAAGTTTCAAAGAACCATCTGGTGCTTTAACAGCGTGTTTTGATAGTATCGCTTTTACTTTCTTTTGAAGTTCAGCGTATTGAGCCTTCTTCTTGTAAAGGTCTCTAAAATCCTTGTCGGTCTTCTTAAGGTCCGCCTTGGATGGTCCAGCCTCGTCATCTCCAACGTCTTCTCTGATCTTGGAAATAATAGTGAGGTTGTTTTCGGTTAAATATTTTTCTAAGTTAAATGACATCTCTGCTCATTTACTTATAAATATTTATCATTCAACTAAATCGTCCTTATTTACAGTCAGGGCCTTACGGAATGGTCTAGACAGTTCTAGCCACTTGTCATAATCATATTTGATACCAAAAATGAAGTATTCGTCTGATCTTCCTTCAGACTTAGGGTATTCTACTGCGGGCCCTTTTGTAGAGTGTGGTCTAATCACCCCTTTGTCGTCTTCATAGAGGTGAAATACAATCCCTTCAATAGTCCTTATAGTACGGTATAAATGGTCTTTTCTTGCCATAATTTGCGTTTATGGCTAAATATACAAAAAAAAGTTGAAACAAAAAAATTTATTTTAGCTAAAATCGATGTTGTTATCTATCTTGATATCATCATCTTGTAAAGTGTCGCCCATTACAAACTTAGTCAAAGAATAAACCCCGTTATCAATAAAGTCTCTTACTTTAGAGATATATGACTTTATAGTGTCCATTACACCTTCTTTAAGTTTTGTCGGGTCTGATATCAGTGAAACAACACTCCAGAATCTATATCTACCTGTTTTTTCTCCTTTTAGCTTTTCAGAAGAAGATTTGAATCTAACAGTTAGTTTCATTTGATCAGCTATTTTAGCTGCGTACCCTTTGTCTTTAGTAGAGTGCAGTTTAGCATTAGAAAAGTCAGGGTTAGTAGAAAGAACATAGTCAGCGGATCCTATACTATTTGGACCAAACTTTTCATATCCTGACATTGCTTCTTGAGCAAACGCTATTTTAAATTCTGGGCTTTTGTTAAATAGTTCCTCTAGTTTGCCAGCCATTTCTTTATGTGCTTTATCTCCAGCAGACAACACTTTGTCTTTACCAGACTTTAAACCAGCTTCAACTCCTCCAGACTTGGTATATCCTACTTCAACAAACTTGTCAAATGTATCTAATACAGCTTTAGCCTCTTTTGTATTCAATATGTTTGGTACCTTTTTTGCGGCAGCATAGAAAGTAGCTAGAGATTCATTTTTACCTCCAGACATTAGTTGAGAGTTACCTACTTTTACAGATATCTTCTTGTCTCCTAAAACAACATCAGTCTTAGAAGTCTTATTAGTAGCTCCTTGACTTTTCCAAAATTCAGTAGTATCTATACTGTCACCAGTAC